TCAAAAACTTTGCTTCTTATCAAAGGTCCATCTTTTGCCATTGTAAGTCACGGTGCTATCTAAATTAATCGGCAATTCTTTTAATGAATAGTCATAGATTTTAAGAACAGTCCCGTTCTTATCTAAATCAGCGGGTAGATTGCAAGTGTTCTCCATCCTGCCCGCTTCCGAAACCATGATCATGACTTGCGACATCACAAAGCCCTTACACAAATCGAGACATTCACATTACTATTAATAGTGTGAGCTGTGCAACTTGTAAGCATTAGCAAGCTTAATGTCATAGCTATTTTTCGCATAAGCTGGGCCATTGTAACCTCGGGCAAAAGCTTTCCAGTCTTTATTCTTTAATGCATTTACCAAGCCATTTACTTTGATGAATCGGCACATAGCTTCCAACTGAGAGGCTTCATCTTTATACATGGCATTAATGAAGGCTTGTAATGATGGGTAGCCAAGTGAATACCAGTGATAACCCATCACCTGACCGATCCCCCATGAACATGATTCAAGTGCACTAGTTCGGTCAAATTTAGCAGCATCATTAAGCTTTGCGTGTTGCTGGGAATATAGTCCATACCCGCCAGATGTTTTGCTGCATAGGTCTGGGCGTTTACGCATCATTTCATCGGCTATCTTTGCTTTGTTGTTAGCAATTAAGCGCTGACGCATCACATGACGCTCAAACAAAATTACTGGTGTGCCATCTTGATTGAATCCATTCCCTTTGCATTCAACAGCAATCACGGCTTTTAAGGCGGCTGGCTCAACTCCTAGAGACTCAGCCTGTTGATTTATTTGTGATTCAGTAAGTTTATTGCTCATGGTAACTTGCCCCCTGAAACAATTGCTCTCCAAATCAACACGAATGTATCGATTGCCTTACCGCCTAAGTGACCAGCCATACCAGCTAAAACACCAATTAGAACAAGTGGCATTTTCCAATAAATGCAAAGCAGCACTGTAATAATCCCTGCAAATGCTGAAATAATTAATTCACCAACAAGTCGCATGAATATCTCCTTTAATGGCTTAGGATCCTTTGACTGATTTAATCGACGGATAAATGAAACAAGTCCGCCAAACATTGCCAATGCAATCATCCAGCCATAAGTAATTAACCCCGTCACAATCTCTCTAACCGTTTCTTTATCCATGGATACCTCTAATTATTTGGGAATAAAAAAGCCCTAACTTATTAAAAGCTAGGACTTGCTAGGTTTTGTTGTGTATTATTTTTAATAAAAAACTTAATATAATTTTGACCTTTTATAAAAAAACAATCAGAATATATTTAGTCAAGTAAACCTTTAAAATAATATGAACTTAAGTATTATTCAAATCAGAGCAGTTGCCTGCATTATGGTCTTAATTGTCCATATTACTGCAATTTTTTCCATTGGTGGCTCTTCTAATTTCTACAACTATTTTTTATTTATTTTAAACCAATTAGGTAGGTTCGGAACTCCACTATTTTGTGTTATTACTGGCTTTTTATATGCTAATTATTTCTATAAAAATTTTGATAATAAAGCTTTCTTCTTGTCTAGGATATCAAAAATAATAATACCATTTATAATTTGGAGTTTATTATATATTATTATAATATTTTTGTTCTCAAAAAGTCTTTTTAGTATTTTCCTTGAAAATCCATACTATAATTTCATCACAGGAAAATCATTTTATCATTTATATTTTATTGCAATAATTGTTCAATTTTGCATTTTTTTTCCTTTAGTGAAAAAATTATCATTTATTAAGATAGAAGTACTTCTAAGTATCTCTTTTTTAATATCTTTAATTTCAATATTATATTCTTATAAGTCTGACTTATTTTTTATATCAGATAAAACTTTTATAGGTAATTGGATTTTTTACTTTATTTTTGGAATATTTGCTTATAAAATTAAAATCATACAACAAAAAATTATTAGTATAATTTTAATTTTATGTTTTATCATCATTATAAATATTTTTGAAATAATCTATAGTGGAGCAATGTATGAATCAAAACGAATATTAAATCTATTTTATATACCCGTGATTTTTTACACTACTTATTTACTATTCCAAGAATATAAAAATAATTTTTTAGTAACTATTAGTAAATATTCAATGGGTATATATTTTATACACCCTATATTAATAGTATTCTATAAGAAATTTTTACCACCTCAAATTGTCAGTAATTTTCCAATTTTGGTTTTTCTAGCCATGTTTTTAACTACAATTGTGTTATGTACATTTTTTTGCTTTATTATATCTAAGTTTAAGTTTTCAAAATTGATCATAACTTTACCCAAAAAAATAAGAGAGTAATAACTCTCTTATTTTTATCTAAGATGAACTAGCGCTTGCCAAGCGATATCGCCTCCTGAATTGATTGCTGAACTTGTTACATTTCTAACCCTGACCGTTATGTTTGACAAGTCGTCTGGTTTTACAAAATAATTATACAAAAGCCCATCGGGTAAAGGACTAGATGGTGTTGCACTAACATTGACTCTTGAGTTTGCCAATGAAACCCCGATTGGAATTTGCCGCTCAACACTAGAATTTGCGGGAACGGAACCGAAATTCAAAGTTGCTCCTAAGTTGTAAGCGCGAAGATACTCCATTGTACCCTTCTTTAATTTTAGCTTTTCGCCAATAATTAAATCTTGATCGGCAGTAGAGCCCGTACAATCAAGTGAAAATTGCCTATCTCCAATCTGGGTTAAAACCAATTGCCCAACCATTTTGGCATTTTGAATTTCAATAGTGTTGAAAATTTCATACAGAGTAGTCCGGCTTCCCAGAGCACTATCTGCAAATGAAATAATATTTGATTTATTTGAATCATTTCTAAACTGAGGGTGACTCATATTTTGATAAAAAATACGAGATGCTTTTAATCCAGATTTATGCCATGTTCCGTAGCCATATTCTGTATAAACAGTGATATCATTTCCAATTCCTGTGAAAACTGCATCAAAGTTCGCATCGGGCTTATTTGACCTACCGTTATTTTGTGCTATTAAATATCCACGGTGTTGTCCACTTACATCCCTTTGATTCGTTGAATCTTCAATTTCAAAACCATTTTCCCAGTTACCAGTGGATTCAAACCAAAACTCAACACACTTATTGTCACCAGTAAGTGGCTCTTTAGCAAAGAAAATTCCTTGTTTAAGATTTCCAAGACTTCGCAGAAAGAAGCGTGACAAGTTACCTCTTTTATAAACAAAGCCGCGACCTCCGTGGTAATTAACAAGAACATTTTCAATATATTTTCGATCTAAACCATCAGCCACTAAACCATCACTTGTATCGCCGGGTAGAAGCTCCTCTGGTGTTTTTACCCCAATCGTAATATCACGCAATGATCCATTCAGAAGAGTGATTGTTGCAGGTGCGAGTTTTTTTAGTTGTGTATTGTGTTGGCCTTGACCAAAGACATGAACACGAAATGTTATATTTTTTGAATAACCGTAAATACCGCTTGGGATATTTAACCCCATGTTTCTGCTATATGCCTCAGCTTCAGCTGCAATAATTGCATCAGACCAATCATAGCCCTCTGCCAAGCCGACTACAGCCAAATGTTTAAAGTCAGTTAGATGCAAATATTGTTCATTAATTTCACGCTGGGTTCTTCCGTTTTGTAAAACAAAATCTGTAGTTATTCCATTAAAACTAGGATTGCCAGTAACTAAAGCGATCATCTGATCTATATAAGTTTTTAAAGTTGTATCTCGCTCTATATAGTCAGATTTTAATAAATTATCGCGTTGAATATAGTCATTTTTAGATGTTGTAATTTGCGAGTCTATATATTCTAAAATCGATTCATCATTAGAAATTCTATCTGCAATTTCTTTTAAAAGCGCAAGCCAAATAACCTGATCACGATAACCAAGTTCTTGAAGCTTCCACCAGATTAAATCAAAGTCTTTATTTACAGCAGAAGGGCGAAATGAGTTGTCATAAAGTTGGTAATTAGTGGTGCGCTGAAATGGCGTATTTCTTTCCAAATTAACGACCACACCATTTAGAGGTGCTACATTAAAGGTGACAGTATCATTAGCCAATGTCCATGAACCTACAGGCGCTTCCTCACCATTAAGGGTGACAATTAAATACTCTGCTTTATCACAATTAAACTCTAATGGAAAAGCAGTTGTTGTTCCATTCGCGATATATTCTTTTGATGGCGTTTGAACTGGCACTGACATAGCCTACCCCTAATTTTCGAAATCTAAGGCGGCTTCATGTACGCCACCGTTTGTTCTCCAATTAGGCGTTTCTTCATAGTCTGTTTGGTTGAGTGATTTTCCAACTCTTTCAGGAGCTTCTACAATTGCACCGGCTAATGAGTCTAAATAGTCATCAGGTTGATCAGTAATGGCTGGATTAAATTCTCGCATCTGTTTTACTTGTGCTGAATCTTCACCGTTCTCATCTTCAAGTACAGATACATGTGCCCATAGCAGACCAGAAATTAAAGGCCCTTCAATACCATCTAAAATGCGTTTATTCTTGGATTTAGTTGAATGCTGCTCTGTTACACCACAACGTATTCCACGAGTCTTTAGAGCAGCTTTTAACGCTGCTGGTGCGAAGTTACCGATACCATTTGTTTCAATAGTGACTTTAGACAAATGGAATTCCTTGATGATGTTGCATAGCTGCCAAACTTGTCCGCCTATCACGCGCCCATCTGCATCGGTTTCAATTACTTCTCCCTTAAGTGCTATCGATCTATGCCAATATTTATTACCTATATCATCATGAAAGACTAATGCAGTAGATGAAATATCAGACTTGAGCTTTCCTGAAGATGGATCCCAACGGAAAGTTGCACCAACAATTTGACGCTCACCAATCATAAACATGGCGGTTCTGTTGGCTCGTTTAAGAACTGGTTCACAGTTGTAAGCTATGATCTTATCTGGATCTAAACGCACATCACCAATAGGCTTAGCGTGCATTTGATATTGAGAGTCCCACTCGTTAAGGGTTTTACATTCCTCTCGGCGTGATGCCATTTCTTCCGCATCAAATCGTTCTGCCCAAATGCCTTCTGAATAGAAATCAGCTACATAATGATCATTAGCCAAGGTCACTTCATAGAGATCATTTACTTTTTTTAGAGTGTAGTCTTGGCCTTTACTAAGGTATTTCGCCCCTTGCCCAATCCCAGCAAAAGCATGTATTGGCTCAAAGTCTAAAAGGTATTTACCGCCCGCTAATGCATTCTCAATGCGCTTTTCATTTTCAAACATTTTGAGCACCAATATATCTACTTTACGTAGTTTTTTAATCTTGTCGTAAAGAGAATCATGTGAGTGTGGTGTACCGATCCATAGCTTCTTTGCACCTGGAAAGGCAATGTGTGTTTGTTCAGATAATCTGTAGGTAAGTTTTTCACGGGCTTCTGGTGACCCCGTTGTTTTTGGTGTTTCAACGTCATCGTTTTGAATGAAATGCGCGCGGTGTCCTGTTACCCCTGAAAGGATGCCTTTAGCCAACATAGTCCCATAACGGACATCATCCGTGCCTGCCACCCACCAGCGTTCAGTTTCGCCTTTTTTTCTTTTAACTTCTGGATTGTCAACACAAAGAGGATGCTTTTCTAAGACTAACTTAGTCCCGTTACTGCACTTATACGCATCATCATCCGTAGTCCCTTGGTGGAGTATTTGCGTTTCAGGCCAACAGTAAATAACCCATGCATTGAAAACATCTAGAATTGTAGATTTTGAATGTCCGCGCGGCATCATGAGCAGCGCAGTACGACCCTTGATATAGAAATTTTCTAGGAAAATACAAACAAGGGCGTGGAAGTCTGGAACCTTCCAACCCTGTATATCTGCCCAAATTAAAAAGAAGGCTAGAAAGCTGATTTTTGGTTTAGTCATCAGCTCACCCGTTGTCTAATTTTATCCGCTTCTGTTTCTGCTTTTTTAATTAGATTTTGTTCATGTTTTTTTTGCGTATCCTCATCTGTACTAGCTGGCGGCAATGTCCCTCTACGATATGCCAATACTTGCTCGACTTTTGTGATAGCTGAGGCGCATTGGTTCAGCCCCTTGTAGAGCCATACTTTATTGCCACGATCCTCAGGTGTTTCAAAACCACATTCACTTGCTGCATATGCAATTTGAATAAGGTCATCAGTCATTTTCTCAGTGAGTTCTTCTAACTCTTTTGTTTGATCATCACGCATAAAAAAGCCCTCGCATATAATTCATATATACAAGGGCTTATGTAGTGGTATGTTGGGCGGTTTACTGGACTACCCGTTCAAAGTCAGGTGCACGAATATCGGTAACATCATCACCCCAGAAACGCTCGCGGTCTTGTTGTCGTTCTGCTTTACGTAAAGCCTTCTCACGATAGCCGGGTGCAATAGTGTCTTGAACTTCATCAAAGAACATTCGGTTAATTGCTGCTTTTGTATACCATAAATTTTGTGCTGGTATTTTGCCTTTCACAAATTTAAAGGCTTCATTGCCGAAATTGGTGTCCTTGCCTTCATTGTACTGAGTTAAATTACCAACCGTTAAGCCTAATAGAGCGGTGAAGTCACTACCAAGTGGACCAGATACAAACGAGTTCGCATCACGACCAGAAGTGTCAGTACCAGCAACAAGAATGTCGCCGAGTACAGGCAAGCCCCCACCAGCAACTAATGAGCGCATAAAGAAGCTTGTAGCCTTTTTAGGATCATTACTATCATAAATTGTTTGTGGATCATTACCGTTTAGGATTTCACGTAGCTGTACTACCAAGCCGCCTAGCAAAGTCATACTGACAACAAGAGGTATTGCATATGCTGCCTTGCCTTTTAAGCCTTCTTGAGCCATTGTGCGACTGCCTTGTCGCATCAAGAATGAAGCCGAGAATGATTTAAATTGCATTAAGCCTTTAAATACCTCACCTGTGATAGTTCCCTTTGCGCCTACAGTCATCCATGTACGTTCACGAAGGCCTGCCTCAATAACAGCCATGCCCTGCTCATCAAGTAAATGCGCTTGAAGTTGTGAGGCAACTTGATCTTTCACCTGTTTTGGATCACCAAAGGCTGTAAGTTTCTCATCAGGAATTTCATAGATAGAACGCGCTGACATAAGTTGATTGCCTTTGCGGTCAACGACTGGATCTGCTAATTGGAAAACCTGCCATGCACGCTCATCTAAACCAGTGTTTGAAAGCAATTCACGATCTTGTGCATCTAAATCATTCCAAGCTTTTGAACGGCTTAAGCGGCCGTATTTCTCCATAAGTAACTTAGTGAACCCGACTTTAGAGGCCGATGTAAGTGCATTGAGGAATGATACCCGCATAACTTGAGTAGCAACCCCGCTTGATATACGAGCTAATTTCTCAGATTTACCATAAGTTGATGTAAGCCCATCATCCGACCAGCGTGCAATCGAGCCTAACATTTCTTCAGTAGCCAATCCTAAACTATGTGCTAGCTCCCGATCTGCTTTATTGGCTGGGTTAAGCTGTTCGATTAGTCCACCAAAAGCTTTACGGTAAGACACGTTATGCACACTAGCATTTTTAGCAATAGTTGCTTGATCTGCCAGTGATGCAATTGTGGTGCCGCCTAGCATTGAAGCCACGTTCATTGAACGATATGCAAGACCTAAGTTTGCCAAGACTTGGGACTGTGGCGAATTGCCCCCGCTAAACTCATCAAACATAACCTGAGCACGCTTGCGGCTGCTCTTGGTCTGGTTTTCCTCAATCCCTTTTTCCCAGTCCTTTTTGGCTGCGGCATCCATCAAAATTTTTAAAGCTGTTTTTGGATTGCTACCTAAGTTCTCAACCATAGCAATATCTTTCGATAAGCCATTAATATGAGCTTCGACCAAGTCTACAAACTGCATGCCGCCAAACTCTGATTGATATTCTAGCCATGATTCAGCATCTTTGAAATGCAAGACACGACTTTCACCATGACGGTTAGTTACTTTTGATGTGCCGCCACCTGTAGCTTGTCGGCCAACTTCAATTTTATTTGCACCGTCACTTGATAGAGTGTCATAGGTATATTCAAGCAATGAGCGTATTTCTTGCTGTGAGTAGTAATCACCGTTCTCATGCACATATTGGCGCGTGTCGATTAGTGATTCAGCTTTGTTTACCCACGCTTCTTTTCCTGCTTTAGCAATTTTTTCTAGGTTGTGTGTTTGTAGCAATCCCCAATTGTCTAGCTTTCCAATGTCACCACCGTTCCGGTTAAATCGGTCACGCATAGTTTCAAAGACATCGCCCATCTTGTCACTGATCTTTTTAGCTAATGCATCGCCAGTGTTTTCACCAAAGCGCTCACGAACAATTTTTTGCACTAACTCTTGATCTGTGAAGATGCCCAAGCCGCCTTTAATGCTGGTGTAGAAGTCAACTAACTCACCACGATAGATTGAGGCAATGCCACGTGCTTTAGAGTCGATTGACTGAATGCCTGACATATCACCGTGAGCTGCAACCATACGATCTATGACTTCCATTGATGACAATTTGCCATGGTCTAAAGCTGCAATGTTTTGGGATTGCTTAAGAATGTCTTGAGCAGCAATTTTATGTTTGCGCTTTAATTGTTCTTGAATATCGATAGCAACTTGCTTTGATGCCTCAGTTAATTTTTCAGCATCGGAAAGGTTGCGCCATTTATCAATATCTTTGCGTGCAAGATTACGCATCGTTTCATTAATACGTGCTTCAATATCCGTAGCTTCTTGAGCTGTAAGGGATTGCTTGCCTAGTGCTTTAGCTACCGCTTGTTTGCATTGTTCTTTCATAAAAAATGCCCAAATAGTTTTAGCTATCTGAGCATTTAATTTGTGGGGTTTTGTTGGGTAATGAAATTAGAGTGTTTGAAACTATTCTAATCTAGATAACACACTCCAATCATTTAGAGTTGTTTCTTCCCATTTTTCATTTTCATATCTATATAGAATATGTCTTGAGCCAATCATATCGGTAGTGTAGTAAAGGATTTGACCGTTTTTCTCTCTATAGTACTTTGTCCCAGAAGGTGCAGTGTTCTTAATTTCTTCAATGTTCATAAGTTCACCTTCACTACAGCAGCTTGACCTTTCTCACTAACTTGAAGACATAAACGTGATTTAATACCATCTTCATATAGGACAAGCCAATTATCTGAATCGTTACCTGATCTCTTTTCAAAGACCACAATCCCTTTTTCACCTGATGGATGCTGTATTAGATCGCCTTCGAATATTTCACAATTAAGATAATCAGTGTAGGGGGATTTTTTCTTATTACTCATATGCACCTCTGCAATACCTGATTATGGTTGTGGCAACTGTTCAGGTAAAACAGCGTTCGGTGATCAGCCTAGCCACAAATTGATTATACATTAGCCAAATTGCAAAGCACAGTTCAAGGCGGTTTGTGCTGCTAAAATATCTTGTTCAGATTGCTTAATTTCAGCTTCAAGTTCGGCGTGATAGTCACGTAATGTCATGGTGAATTCTTCTGGTTCACCCATCGAGTTAATACGACTCACTGCAATTGGTTGATCTGGATTTGAGAAAATCACATTAAGCGCGGCTTTCTCTTCTGTTGTTTCGCCAAACAATGAGCCTTGTCGCGGATCGCCCATGTTTTCAATGGCCTGAATCTCAGAGTTAATGGATTCACTAATTGCCTTTGCGCTCTTGCGGTTATTATCAAAGACCTCAAGAAATCTTCGTGCTCCATCGCTTAATCCATCATCAATAAGTTGGCCTTGATTTAAATAGTCACGAACCTGTAAGCCATTTGCTTTTAGATCTGTAAGCTTTTGTGCAGCTTGCGCCAAGTCTTGAGAAATAGTGTTCTCAAAGCGTCCGCCTTGTTTCACTAAATCATTAAGCTGTGACAATTGAGGAGCCGCACGGAGTAAGGCGTTTAAAACGTTTTTACTGTCATCATCTAGGTTTTCAGATAAACGAGTTACAAGGTTAGAATCACCATAAGCACGCTGTACGATTGCCGATTCAATTCGGCGTTTACCTTCTTGAGATAAGCGACCATCACTTGTGATAACTGAACCGCGCTCTGACTGTGGCAACTGGTCTACAAAACTACGGACATAATCCATAGAGCCATCAATATTTATTGAACCATCATTATTTATTTTTAGTAGTGTTGAGTCTGGTAGGCGATCTACATCACTCATAGCACGCTCAGTCGCGCTGAATTGCGCCACATCGCTTTCATTTGCAAGTCTGGCGAATTGCACACGGTCAACATCACTAAGATGTGTACGCACTAAAACAGGATGATTTAAACCTGATATATCCATGCCTCTACTATTCGCCCAATTCTGAACAAATTCTCGGTATGCATCTGCGCGACCATTATCATAAGCGCGGCCAATAGCCAATGTACGACCATTGCCTGATTCAACAATATTGTCAGGGCCAATAATCGGCGCACCATCAGAAAGCTTATAAGACTCGCCTAATAGTTCAGGCTTCAAGTCATCGGCCATGCGCTCGATTTGCTGGCGTGATGCTTCGCGTGTACGGTCCCGAGGTTGTAATTCACTTGGGTAAAGTGGGTTTACACCGTATAAGCGGTCATTAGATGCAATTAAATCAGTCCAATCTTTCACTTCATAAGCGAAGTCATAGCTTGAGCCATCCATCCCATAAGCGGTGCTCGTTTCACCACCATAACGTGAACTTAACTGGTTCCACTTGTTGCGCCATTTATTGATAGCCTGACCTACAGTCATGCCTGCCATACCATTATTTTTAACGATAGCATCAGCATTTTTCTTATCGTAAGAACGCACCACATCAATTAATGGTCGGTTTGGGTCTGCCTCAAGTACTTTTACGGCTCCCCCTGGTCCAAGCAAATGCCCCAAGTACTGCTCATGTGCAACCGGATCACGACCTAAATTTTTACGGATATAGCTATTAGCTTGTTTAATGTGCTTTAAGCCAATACGAATTTGTTCATCTACGTTATTACGATCTTTACCGCCTAAGTTCTTCCAAGAGTCATCTAAGACTTGGAATAGACCATAAGCGCTTGAAGTCGGATTCTTAGCTGTATGGCTAAATTTCCCACCTGTCTCTATATGACTAATTGTCAATGCAACACTAGGGTCTATACCGTCCTGTTTTGCGCGTAGAGCGATTTGTTTGGCATTGGTAGGCAATGAGCTATTCGCATAATCAATCGTGTTTCTGCGCGGCTCTCCTTGCACTTTATTCGGTACGCTAACAGGTTGGCCTTTTAGGATTTGTTCAGTAGCAGCATCTAGGTTTTGATAGTGCTTGTTTTGCTGAACTGGATCTGTAGTTTGAACAGGCAAAGTTGTATCTTCAAACTCAAAGCTATTTCTGACTAGAGCATCATTTAACGCATCATTACGAGTTTCAGAATCATCTGAATTAAGCTGGTTAATTTCAGTGTCAACATCTTGGTCTAGTTGATTTTGTCGTGAACCTAGGTAACGTGCGCCACCAAACATTAGTGAGTTAATAAGCAAGTCAGTAGCCACAGATTCGCCTGTGACCTCATATTGCTTCGCCTGCTTATCATAGCCCTCAGACTTGAGAATCTGCTCACTTGCATATTGCATACCAGTGTTTAAGCCAGTTGCCCCACCCACAGATAATGCAGCATCAGCAACTAAACCACCTGTACCCTTAAATCCATAACCAATAGGTAAAGCAGTACCAATTGCATCACCAACGGCATTAACACCAGCAACTTTTAAAGCTGTGTCTTCATCCACACCTTTACGGGTTAAATCCGTGTAAACATAGTTACCAGTTGAACCACCTGTTAGAGTGGCCGCCCCAAGCGTACCACTAGTTGCCACACCTAGCGCACCACGCCAGAGATAGTCACCAACGCCGACACCAATATTGCCAACAATGCCTGTATTGTCTTTGTCTTCTAACTTATCAATAGTTCCATAAACCAGATTATCTCGAGCCTTTACGCGCTTAGCTTTGTACTCTTCATACGGTTCAATAAATTCATTTGTAGAAACGTCTTTCAGGCTATAGCTAACACGGTCTACAACGGCATCAATCGGTGCCGAAATTGCATCACCAACTTTGTTAAGACCAATTGCCATACCGCGAAAAGGTGAAGAGATAGCGCCATCGAAAATACCAACTTCCTTTTGAACAGTTGGCTTGCCAGTAATCCCTTTTCTTTGGAGCTCTTCTACTGACTTCTGCTCATCATCTGCAAATGTGTCATACCAAGTCATTTAGTCACCCCATCCATCGTGATTCTCCAGATAGCATTTTTAACTACCAATTGCTGCCCTCGCTCGTTAATCAGGTCGTATTGAATTGCACCTGTACTTGATGGTTTGCCTTGGCGTAAGCGGAACTCTTTTAAATCATTGACACTAATTCCAGTTTGCTTTGAGATAGTTTGATAGCCCTTTTCAAGTTGAGCCTCAAAGGCATCATCAGTAATTCCATAAGGTTTCGTTACTTTCCAATCTGAAACCTTATCCCCTCTGTAGTTTCTGAATGAAGTTGGTTGTGTGTATACCCCACCAGTAGCCATGCCTAGAGCAGTGTTAAGAATTTTTTCATTAGGCGCCTCATCTTTTGAACTATGGCTAAAACCACGCTCGTTCATGGTATCTGCATATACTGCCTTAAACACTTCATAAGCATTATTAGCATTAGTACCAGTTAATGTCTGGCCCACATATTTGTTAAAAGCCTCTCTCATGTCATCTTCTTTTGGCATGATTAGCTGTTTGTTTTTTAAAAGTTGAGTACCAATAACAATTGAGTTTGCTAGCTCTCGACCTTCTGTTGATCTATAGCCATTAGCTTTGGCTACGCCTGCCATAACATAGTTTGAGTTACCTCCGCCTAACTGACCCAATGCAGCACCCCAAATTTTTACCCCATCCTTCACGCCTTTGGTTTGGGCAATCATAGAACTAATTAAATTTAGTTTTTGATCTACGGTTGCTTCTTCCCATGCTTGCTTAGCTGCTGGTAGCGCTTCATTAGGAATAGGTTTGATTGTTGCATTTGGATCTTTATCACGCTGTGCTACTTGATAAGAACCAATGGTCACAATATTTTTAGCAAAGTCACTAGGATTAACTTTTAGTGTTAATGGGTTTACTTCCGGTAACTCAATACCTTTTTCTCGCAATGCCTGAGTTGGGTTTTCCTTAGCAGTTTTAAGCTTGTTGTCGTAAATGCTTTGATAGGTCGCCAAGATTTTATTTTCTGCGACTGGATCGGCGGATGAACTATTCTTCATCTTCGCCTTACGACTATTGATTTCAGTAAGTTGTTGATCAGTGGTTAGACCCTGAAACCGCATGAAATCAGCAGATTGTTTTTTATAAAACTGGTATTCAGCTTCAGAAGGCGTACCTTTAACTGCCTGTTCGACATCATTTTGATATTTCAAGTCTAATGGACGACCTGTCAAGGTACTTTGAATAAACTCATTAACGACCTTTTCAGCTTCGTTAATACGCTTGTTCTCTTGCACCTGCTGACGTTGTTGCAATGTAGTGATCTTACTTTGGATTTCGGTTTGATACTTTTGAACAGTTTGCCCATCAATAAACTTATAGTCTTTTAGACCTGTAGCAACCTCTTGGAGCCCTTCAACACTGTTTTGTGCAATTGCTGTTGTGATACGCGAGTTAATATCCGTAATGTCGCGTGTTGTTTCATATTTATTTGTGAGCTCACTTTTCTGAGCTTCCGACAATGGCAGGCCAACAATGTTTTTTAAAAGATATTCTTTGCCTGCTTCACGATCCATACGTGTAGCCACATCGAAGAACCGATCAGCTAGTACACCACCCTTTTGCTCATCTGCACGCAACTGTAAAGGCAAGAACGAAGTACGTTGGCGCGTTACGTTGCTATCCCAGTATTTTTTTAAATCTTCTTGAGCGTGGCCCGGCAAGCTGTTTTGTAGCTCAGAAAACTTAGCATTCGACCAAGTGTTAAGTTCTTCATCGGCTTGCTGTGTAGTAATTACACCATTACCAAGACGGTTTTTAATGTCCACCACTTTGTCATTGAAGTCAGTAGATAATGACTCATCAAGCTTTAACTTGCCTTCTTTTTCAGCAAGTTGGTTGTTGAAGAGCTCAAGGTTTTTAGCTGTAACTTCTTGCTGACGTTGCTGGTCATCACGTGCCTGTATTGCTCCACCAATAGAACGCCCAATTTCGGCTAAGCCAGTGTTAGGCGTAAACGATTGCATTTGAGCCTGTGGTGCTTCACGACCACGAGAAATAGGAATACGCATTATTTCCACCCACCATATGCTTGTGCTGCTGTATCAATAATGTTACTTGCCGCCTTCATGCCATAATTGTTACGTTGTGCCTTACCTTGACGACGTACATCCGCAGCCGCATAACCTGCCTGCATTTGGTTTAATAAGGCGTTGTAAGAAGCATCCGAAATAATCTCATCACTGATTACAACTGGCGCACCTACATTTACATCCAAGCCATTTTCAGCAGCCGCAGCCATAGCACTTGATGCGTCACGCTGCCCTTGTTCTTTAATCTTTTTGCTTTGAACCTTGGAGACGGATTGAATTGTTTTTGCATTACCCTTAGCTGTAGCGTCTGCCATAAGCGCATTTGAGATATTGCCAACGGCTTCAAGTCCAGAAGAAATAGCACCACCTTTGCACATGCTTAAACCTCCATCTCAAGAACATAGCCAATCAAATTAAAGCCAAGACTTTCATAGAGTTTTACTGTTTTATCTGCATGGATGCCTGTTATGGTTCCGATCTGGATACGGTCAGCATTTTTAAGCTGTGCCCATCCAATGAAAGTGTTCACTAAAAGCTTGGCAATGTTAGATTTACGGTACTCAGGAAGAACATAAACGCCTTGTTCAAAAGCTAATTTGTGCCCTGTTCGCCAGTCCGTTTCAATAACACCGATGACTGTGCCAACTGGATTTTGATATTCATCTAGGGCTAGAAAAATTGAGTTATGTTTTTTGATTAAATATTCGAATAGATCAGATGCGCTTTGCTCATCGAATCCTTGTTTTGAAAAAATTGGCGATTCTTTAGTGAGACGCTTGCCGAAATCAACAAGCGTATCTAAATCATTTAGGTTTGCTGCCCGTACTTGCATCTCATTTCTCATTAATTGATACCAACATAGAGATACTTTGCATGTGTAAAGGCATAGGTTTGTCGTGTGTTATCTTGACCTCAAGTTCATGTAATGATTGCCATCCAACAAATGAATCGACTACATAGCCAGTGTAAGGCAAGTTTACGAACGCTGATTGGTTGTAATACTTGGTAGATAGTTCCTGCCCGTTGATATATCCACCAACCGATGCATTCAAAAAGATAGCCATTTCGTGCACCTGAATCTTATGAAACATTGCAGTTGTTGGTACTTGGCTAAAGTCTGGTGGCAATAGGTCGATTTCAGTTTTAAACGGTTGGCCAAGGTGTACTGTTTGGGTTAGATCAGTGTTAGATAGCTTAATGTTGGTGCCATCAATTGTGTAAGTTGAATAGAAATATCCATCCGTATTATTAAAATTAACCAGTGGATTATCTAAAACCTGAATATCAAGATTTAAAATAGACCCAACACCATTAGTAACGTTGATATCAAATTCACAATCGCTCTGTGCAGACTCGCTAAACTCTTCTAAAACTGTAGAGCCATTGCGATTAGTAAGCATGAAACACTGGTCCTCACCTAATCCCGTTGGCAAGGCGCAGATAGATAAAACCTGACCACCAAAATCATGCTGAGACCAAGCATTCATTTCCTGATCACGGTTTAGTGTGATACTTGAGACTGCACCATCACCCATAACAATCCATACAATTGAGTTTGGTGTTTGCTGGAAGGTTAATTCTTTAATACCTGCATGATTTTCAGGTATGTGCGGTGCAATTTGCGACAATTCAGGCGAGACAAGCCCGTCAACTTCATACCTGTACGACATGGCACGCAAGCGCTCACCACCACGCTGAACAAAGAGAAGCTCATTACCCACGCGGCACGGCTTAACATTTGCTTGAACACCATAAGAAGTATGCTCATCAATCTGTGCTGAAGCTGGTGTTAAAGGGCCTTGAGAGTTAATTAAGAACTCAGCACCACCAGTTAATGCAACTACACCACCACGCTGTGATAGGTGCAAAATATTGTCAGATTGAGCTGAGCTTGAAGCAATACTAAACGCATCCGAATCTTGAGTTGTCTCTAAGAAATTGCCATCGTCACCAATCCGGCTAAACCACATCTGATTAGGGCTTGTTTTCGTATTGGCAAATACTAAGCGCTGTTTAAAGAAGCACACTGCCTTTGGATAGCCTGCCTCAGCACTAAATGCGATACTTTTTAAAACCCAAGATTTAGCAATTGCCTGCACATCGGATGTAAGTTTTACCAAAACTTCACCGTTCACACGGGATGGATCCACATATTCCGTGATTTTGACTTGTCCTCCATTAATCTCAACAATTGATCCAACACTTGCAGGTGTAAAAACGTTTGCCGCTTCGTTTGTTACTTCCTCCCACTGTGTTGCAGTAGCAGTAGGCTCTACCCCTTTATTATCAATAGTTGCGCGCCAAGTCTTACTATTGTGAATAACCCGATCACCAGTTAAGTAAGTCTCAGTATTAGACCAGTTTGGGAACGATGAAGCAGTTAAGGAAATAACTTTCCCAACTTCTGTACCGGATGGAGATAAAGCTACGTTTGGAGTGCTGCCTAACTCATCATTAGGGTTCACACCAAAGGTAAAAGCTGCAAATTGCCAGTTAGTAAAGTCAGCAGAACAAAGTAAACGCTGTACAGGTGTATCACCTTGTACAAAATACATGCGGTATTTAGTGTGTGCATACTGTACTTCACGTACTTTTTGGGCCGTGTTGTAAGGTGTCACAGTTTCATAAACAACTGCATAAGTTCTTGGGTTGTAAACCTTGAGGGAAGACACACCGAGAATGAGCAAATAGGTGTTTTCTGAGTTTGCAATAAACGGAATTAAACGTAATGCACCTGCAAAAATAGAACGGAACTTTGTGCCTGGTCTTTTCTTTGCTCCACCTTCAACCAAAGGCAATGCATTAAGCAACTTTTTAGCACCGTTTGCATACTGTTGAATATCTGTGCGCGTCCAAAGTAACGGGCTTAACTCGCCAGAACTCAGGTTATTTTTTAGGATCCACTGTCTCATTAGAAGCGCTCCCAATAGTAACTTGATTCTGCGTATTGAACGTCTTGGCTTGGTCGCTCTTGACCATTTACGGTACGTGCTTGCTTAATCAAAAATTGAAATTGTGCTTCTGCAGATTGACCAGCCGCATCACTTCCTGTGATTGGCTTACAAAGCTTAGATGCCATTTTGTACGTCATGGCTTCAACCAACATAGCATCCCAAGTCTGCTCGTTGTCGTTATCAAAAACATATTCAAGGTAGACTGCTTCGGTGTCGGCCAAGATATATCGATTCTCGACTTCATAACGTTCAGTATTGGCTGAAATAATTAGGACGTAATCACTAGGTAGTGGGAATGCATGAGCATAGCCGAAGCTTGGATATGTAGAGATTGGAGATAAGATTTGCCGTTTTTTGGCACAAGACCAAGGATGTGAACGCAGTATGGATAAGCGTGTAGTGTCATAAATATTACGGCATGTTTGAGCTAATTTTGAATCTTCCTCAAAACTTGCAATTTGTTGCCCGCCAATCATGCTCAATGCATTATTGCAAATGGTGACTTTAGATACAGACATAAGAAAACCCCGAAGCTTTTTGAATAGTTTCTTCGGGGTTTTGATATGTTTTGTTGGGTGTTAGAACTGCTTATCTAACTCGGCCTGATAAAGCTTTTCTTTCAATAAATAGCCTTCAAGTTGCCAAATCTTTTCACGAGCATTTTTATAGGAAATTTCTCGTCCCATCTTCTCGTCAAAGTTTTCTGGACTAGCGCAAGCTGATTCGCCAGTGACTGTAAATCCGTTTTCTAAAGACAGAATGCAGATAGTTAAGCAACTTGCACCACAATTATCTTTATAATCATCTGCATAATAATCTGGCGCAACTCCACCATTGATGAAGCGGACAGCTTTAATCTTTGAATCGATATGATCAGGCGTGATACGTGGAGCATTTAAGCCCTTTTCTTGAATCTCTTGTTCCAGTTTATTTTCATCTGACATGATTATTTTCCTTTGTTGAGTATAAAAAGCACCCCACCGCCTGCCCTAACAGTGGGGTGAAAGCACTTACACTAAGAAGTCGATAGCAACTACTTTTTGCTCGTTTGCACGACCAGCCGCAAATGAATGAACACCACCAACTTGCGAAATGTTCTTTTTGTCTGGACGTTTTGAAATGTCGAAGCCAGTAATATCAGCATCACCAAAATGAACGGCTGAACTTGTATACATCACCGTACGTTTTTCAGTAGCACCACCAGCGCCATTGTTAAGTTTTTCGTAAGGGATCCAGTTCACACCTAACCACTTACCTGACACAGCACCTTCCTGAAGCATCTTAACTGCCATAAAATCAGCAGAAGTTAAGGTAGTATCACCTAAGATGTCTTCTAGCATTGAAGCGGTGTAAATCATGTTAAGCGTTTCACCATTATGCTCATCACATTCGTTTGTACGGAAAATTGATTTAGCTTTGATGATTTGCTGTTTCAAAGAACCAAAGCCTGAAAGAATGATCTGACCAGCCGGCAAATTCACAGTACCAGTAGATTTAACACCAGCATCGTTTACAGTTGTACGTGTTACGCCACCAACAAGTGCTTGATAAATGATGTCATCGATTTTGCGATTACGCGCATTAATCAAGTTTTGCATGTACTTATCAGTTGGCACAGCTTTTAGTTTTGGTAAATCACGGCTTTCAATTGGGATGAACAAGTCATAATCTGCCATCAGTGCTGTACGAACACCGACATCTGGAATAGTCCACGTTGTATCACCAAAGCGGTTACCAGATGGAGACATTTCAACCTGTCCCATATCATTGATAGTGAACGATTCACCCTGAATTTTTCCACGATTGACAGCCGTTTTCAGTAAGCGTGAATCATTTTGCATTGCTGCAACTTCATACGCGTTGTGATACTGAATTACAAACGCAGTCGTGATTTTATTTTCATTCGCCATTGGTTAGCCCCCTAGCCATATGTTTTTTCGAAGTAACTTTGAACTTGGGCATAAACACGCTTATGGTCAGGATGACTTTCATTCATGTACGCCTCTGATGCCATCAATTCTTGAATGTTCTCGGCACCGCTTTGTTGGGTGTTTTGAGGTGGCATATCTTCTTGTAATGCCTTGCCAAAGTAGGCAGCGAGACGAATACCGAATGTTGGAGAGTCCACATCTGCAACTTGAAGCCCAGCCGCTTGAATTGCTTGATTGGCGAAACGCAAGTTAGTTTCGTAATCGTTACCCCAATCCTGTTGGAGTGCTTCTACTTGCACGGCTGTGTGCTGGTCATAAGCCTTCATCACCACTGACATTTGTTCATTGGTTAGTCCAGCTCGATGAGCACTTTCTAAAAAAGCTTTGTTATCTTCATTAGATTTGAATGCATCGAAATCAAAGCCTTCCAACTCCACTTTGTAAGCATCCGCAGACTCAGGAATATCTGGCTTGGTTTCTGTCTCAGCTTCTGGCTGTTTCTGCTCTTGAGTTTGGCTCTCAACTGGTGGCGTTGCTGTATCCACAGGGGTTGTTTGAGTTTGTTCAGTTGCTTGAACGTTTTCTGTGTTTGTCTCTTGTTGTTCATTAAGCATCGTTCTCTACCTCACTGTAATTTGGGTCATTTGCTTTGTTGATTTCATTGATGATTCCAGTCACAACGCTTTGCTGACCAAGCTTGTAATTGGTTTCACGGTCTGTATTTGAGAAAGCATTGCGGCAATACTTTTGTGTCAGATGCTCAAGGATGCGTTGCCCGTTCAGATCCAGATCAAACACGACCCGATATGTCTCTGGTGTTGCTGGGCGTAATGCTCTGTGTTGAACAAAAGTTCCAACTTCTTCGGGCTTCTGTTCCTTGTTGCGGAGGCTTTCTTCAAGCTGCTGAATACGTGAATTGGCTTTATCTAATTCCTCTTGCGACTTAGCCAATTGAATGGTGGTATCTAAGTGCAAGCGGTTCTCCGCCCAATACTTTTCCTGCCATTCTTCTTTACTGGCTTTGTACGCTAGGGCAAATGCAGCAGCCACGATAAAGGCAAGAACTGCAACTACAAAAAGGACATTAATCATTGTCGTGTCTCACTAGTTAATTCAGACTCAAGGCCCTTACCGACTGCATTTGCGAGTGGTTGTGCTAGGGCCTGCTCTTGTTCTTGTTGTGCAGCTTGTTGCTGTGCTTCCTGACGCTGCTTACGGATTGCATCGATCTGATCTTGAGTACGTAGAATTGCTGTAGGCACACCTAAGCCCATGCCTGAAACTTGCGCTACGGCATCCATGTCTACGTTGTCTAGGATTGATGGATCTATTTGAGCTACGTTCGACATTCCAGCCAAGAAGCGCTCAATTGCTGTGACTTCTTCCAATTGCTGTGAACGAGCCAAAGCGGAAATAAACTTGAATGAAAGGTTGCGGCCTTGCATTTCTTCAGGTGCTTCACCAATCACACCAGCACGATAAGCAAGCCCAAAAGTACGTTCTAACAAAGGCGTTAATAATTCAGCTTGCCAACGACCATACAGCGGTCCTAATTGCTGACGAATTAAGTCAACACGTACATGCACTTCGGTTGCTGTCATTGCCGGACCATCGGCAGGCTGCAACTGATCTGCCATCATCTTTTTACGGATTGCACCTTGAAGATGAGCTAACAAATCAACGCCAACTTGATAACCCTTGCCGTCATCAATGCGCTTCAATGAGTTCACATCATTAACGACAATGATTTTCCCGCCACCTAAGCGCACTGTACGGGGGTTAAACGTGCCATCATCAACGCCTGCATACATGCCTAGAGTTGAGATTTCGGCACTACGCAATGTGTCACGCATTAACTTGTTAGCTGTTTTTGCGTCCGGCAAAGCAATGGAGACTTGACCAGTGCCATAGACTGAATTCGGTATCTTTCTAAAGCGCGGAATTACGAAAGGAAACTCGTTGTATCCTGTCTCACGTAGAACATTTTTTTCATCAACTTCAACGTGATAAGACGCAAAAGGCATTTCCTTCGGCATCAACTGACGATCACCTTTGATGTAGCCAGTTTTACGCGGCTCAACTACCCACAAGACCTTAACCTTGCAATCTGGTTTAGACTTGTAAGTGTTGCGGACCTTCTCACTGACCTTGTTTTCGCCATACTCATTGACTAACGCGGCCATCGTCATTTCATATTCACGATAGAGTGTGTCAACTTTCTGATCTTGACGTGTTGAAGCTAGATAGCATTGCCCGATATCCCATGTCTGGAATACATAGCCTCCACCTGCATGACGATCTACATCGGCATACATTACGCCCCAACCCGCAACCACACAGTCGAGAACTAAATCAAAGATTTCGCTATCGTAGTTAGCACCGTGAATGTTGCGCCAAATGAATTGACATACTTCATCAAGCCATTTTTCGCCTTCTGTTAGCTCTGCTGGATCATCCACGCCATTCGGCACAGCTTTAAACCACAGCGCATTAGCTGGCGTGGTTCCTGAAATGATGCTCGATACAAGTAATTGCGTTGCTTCTGATAGTGTTGAATCTAATAGCTCAGCTCGTTGTGTCTTACGTGTATCTGTTACATCATCACCTATAAACGATTGCTGACGCTCAGGGGCCGCATAGCGATAGCACTCAGACCAATGCGGTTCTAAGCGGTTTCGCGCTGCTTTAAGCTCGCTTAAGCGTTTGCATAACCTTGCTACTAGCTCACTCATATCAGCCGCCTAAAGTTGTTTTCTTTTGGTTGTCTGTAGCAGACGCCAAAACAGTTGAAGCATTACGTTTACGACGCTCTGCCGTTGCTGCATTTGCATCTAATTGAGCTTGGTTTTTAGCGGCTGCATCTGCGGCTTCTGCATCAAAACCTTTTGAAGCACCCTTAGTGTCTGTGAGGCCAAACATGTCAGTCACAGATGAAAGAACTTTTCCTAATCCGCCTCCGCACATTAGTCCGCCTCCTTAGTTGACCAGCCCTTTTCAGTCAAAACAGGAATGCGTTTTTTAGGCTGTGCTACACCAGCGGCACTTGGCGCTTCTGGTTGCGTAGACTTCTTTAGTTCAGCAAGTTGAGCGCGCATCTGCTCTAACTCTTGGCGCAATAGTTCTTCTTGAGATGGACCAGTTTCACCCGTACTTTGATCATCCCCACCTGTGATATGACCTAAAGCAGCCTCAGCCTGATCTTTAGTTGAAGTGTCTTGGTTTGTATCTGGTGTTTGTGCTTGTTGTTCTTGATTCGGCTCAGCAGTCACACCCGGTGTTTTAATTTCTCGTTTAGCAGCCATGAAAAAGCCCCATTCGTTGTGAATAGGGCTAGTGTTGTGTTTATTAAGTTGGGGTTTGTTGGGTGATTAATTAAGGCTGATGTGGAAACTCAATAGGCTGAATGACTTCATCTCTCGAAAGGCATCTAATTCCTAGGTCGCTTACTTGCATAAATCCAGATCCATTTTTAAATGCATCATTAAACGCTTCTATGTTTAATTGATTTAAGTCAATTGTTGTGACTGGATTTTCAAACAATTTACGCTGATAAGCTAACTTAAGTAATTCATTACGTACTGGATGACTTGATAAGTAAATCTGCAACTTTTTGCTAGTCAGATACAGTTCTTCTTGATTTAAATAAATTGATTGAAACAGCTCATTGACTGCCTTAAGAAAAACACCATCAGCACGTTCAACAGCTTTGATTTCATCAATCAATGGTGGTTCAACATACCAACTAGCCCCAATTTCTTTAATCAAGTCCTCTATAGTTCCATTAGCTATAATATGTTTGATAAGCATTAGTTTAGTTGCTGTTAAGCTCATCGTAGTTGCCTCTTTGAATGTGGTCATAGCTCAATCCTATGGTTGGTTAGGCTTGCACCTTTTGAGATGGCCTCTTCTGCTTTCTTGCGATGTTCATCGTATTGATCTCCATTGAGCGCTTGCTCTCCAACCAATTCATACTTGTTTGCGCCACATCCAAAGCAATGTAGAAGTGCATAACCATCTTTATCAGAAACTATTGCCTGCCATGGCTCTTTGCCACATTGTTTACACATGCCATTTATCATCGCTGCAATAGATTTCCCTTTCCATGCACCTAATTCTTGCTCCAGGAATTGCACCCGCTTTTGCAGCTCTGCTTTCTCATCTCTTAAACCAAGCAGTTTTTCAGCTTGTGTTTCAATCACTTCGTTTTGATAAACGAGCTTTTGACCTTGCTCTTTTATGTTGTCGTTAAGCATCTGATTTCTGCGTTGCAGCTCCTCCACTTTCGATTGCTGCGACTGCTGACCAGCTTCATATGCCGCTTCTATACCAAGTGAATATGGAATTACTCCTTTACTAGCGCACCACTCAATAAATGTCATTGGTTTATCCATCACACATCCTCCACTTTGCAATTCGGCGAAATGTGGTTTTCTGGTTTGTCTAGGGTTTCTAATTCCCTCGAATCCGAGGGTTTATCAATGCGGTGGCCTGCTGCTATTTCTTCAACTGGATACAAATCATTTTCAGCTAGGCCGCAACGGATGCAGCATTTACCTGTGCCATCCTGATTGTTTTGAGACCAGAAATGGTTTTGACATTCTTTAAACTCACTCATGACTGGCTCCTTTGTCCCACTGAACATCTTTAAGGCTTGGACGGAATACGACAACACAACAACCGAATGGTGCATTAGATGAAGAACCACCAAACTTTAGGCGTCCACGAATAAAATGAATTTCTCTTCCTAAGCAGTAATCTTGAAACCATCGGGCATCAGTTCTTACTGGAACGAGTGCAACTAC